TAAGATACCACCAGTAAATGTACCAACTGTGTACTCTGATACGCCGTAGTACGCTGGCACTTGGTTACCTACGTTAATCTCGTAGTTCTTGTAGTTTGTTTTAAAGTCGTAAGCCCACTTAACAAAGATTGTTTCTTCGTTTGCACCAATCAAGGTTGGTCTGATCTTCTTGAGAAACTTAGTTTTACTTGAATCTCCAAACGTCAACGCAGGACTAAAGTATCTAAACTGGTACACAGATGTGTTGTCTACGTACCCAGAATAAGTTCCTACACCGTCTGTTGTTCCTATGTACAATGTACCGTCAGTGTGTCGCATAAATGATCTATGCGGTACAGATGTCCATCTTGTTACTCTGTACGATCCGTTTTCTAGTTTACCTTTTAAGTCAAAACAATAAATTGTAGACTGATCTGGAAAACAAATTAAATAGAAAGACTGCTCTGGACTGTACGCAGAGGCCGTAGGTAAAGAACGATTTTGTATTACCTCAATGATTTCTGTTTTTACGTTTAAGCTCAAGTCAGATATAGGCAGTGACTTTTCTTGTATAGTCCTACCCAAACTTCGCAAACCAGAGTTAGACATAAACAGAATGTCTGTACCAATGTTCTGAATAGAGTTTCTACAGATGCACCCAACACCAGACACTGTGTCTACAAGAGCCATACTAGCTGGACTTGTTGCACCGCCGTAAACAAGGATGCTGTGCTTACCAAATATAACTAATGTGTTGTTGTGTGCCGCTAAAGCCCTAACCTCGTCGTAACCATCAGGCCACGCTTTAGATACATCTATAGAACCACTACTACCACCAGTAAAATCATTACCTATTAACAAGTCAGACCAGTATATAGTCTGTGTATCTGTTGCGTTGTCTACAACCCACAAACGTCCGTATGCTGACAGAGCCTCGTGACACTTTAGAGTAGCGTCTGTAGCTGTACCGTTAGCTACAGTAAACGTGCGTAATCCGTTAGCGTTGTCGTACACCAAAGGATCGTACCCACGTTGAAAGAAGTACGCTTTGTCGTTGAAGTTTACAATCTTCCAGTTGTTTGCTGTAATCGTGTAAGATGCAGGCGTTACGTCAGTCAACGTAGTTGTGCCTGTCATTATCTTATCGTTACCAGCAGTAAAGATTACTTCGTTACCAGCGTCATCGTAAAAGTGATGAATCTTGTGTACGTAATCTGTACCTAGTTCTGTCTTGTCTGTTGTTAAAACTTCAATACCTTTACGTGCCGCCAAACGACCACGCTTGTCAATGACAGCGTTATCAGCTACATCAGCGTAAGACGGATCCTGCGCTATTGGAGAGTCTTCTGTGTTGACCCCTTTAAAACCGGGAGCAACTAGGTTAATGCTTTGTAGTGGCTGGGCCATACGTACTCCTACGGTGTAAACCAGATGGTTTCTTCAGGGTGTCTTTGTGCGTCAAGAGCAATAGCATCTGCAAGATATCTGTCTGCAATAGCAAAGTATTCAGAAGCAGAAGTACCGCCTGTTTCACCACGCTCACGAGCTAATAAAGCTACTGCCATGTGAATAACAGGTTGACTAGGAATAGCCAATATGTCAGAATCACTAGTCAACGGTACGTTTCTGTGTACAACTTTAACTTTGATAGAGTACACACCGTCAGGTTTAGGGTACACATCAATCTGTGCATCACCGCTGCCGTCTACACCGTTATAAGTAAAGTACTGAGGAGAACCAGAAACAGGAGTCTGAACAAAAAACTGTTCATCAAACCAAGTCTGAGGCTGATACTGCATAACAAAATTAGAAGTATCATTTATAATGTTAAGTACTTTTCCTTTATCGCCACTTCCTGTTAGTGAGTACGTATAATCATCAGCAGCAGTAGTAATAGTCAACGTACTTCTTAAATGTGACCAATCCCACGCATCTTCAATCATGTGCTTTGCATCGTTAACAAAGTCACCAACCATCGTGCTATACGTGTCGTTAGTGACAGTTGTTACTGTGTCTTCACGTAATCGTCTGAGTACGTTGTTTACTATATCTAAGTATGTCATGCTCTTCTTCCTGTTAGCAGACCATCAATAAGCATATTAAGACTACCCATAGCATCTAAAGGTGGAGGTCTTCTTACTCCGGGTAAAACTTGTGGCATATAACTAAGCCCTCGCATAGCTTCGTCAAACATACCTTCAGTGCCACCAACAGCACCACCACCACCACTGCTAGAAGACGGAGGAGGACCACCCGGATCAACAACTGGAGGAGGAGGGTTTTCTGGGTCAACATAACCACCCGGATCAACAACTACAGCAGGAGGGTTTTCTGGGTCAACCGTACCGTTACCACCGGGATCAATAATAAGAGGTGGCTCTACAGGCTCTTCTGGATCAACAACTATAGAAGGAGGACCACCCGGCTTAATAACCACAGGAGGAGGCGGTTCTACTATAGGCCCATCACCAACTTTTGTAGTTACTGTTTGAGGAGTATCTGTAGTATCTAATTGGTTAATGGTTCCACCAAGAATAGTAGTAATTTTTTTTGTAATGTCATCCCCAGTAGCAGTACCACCCGGAGTAGTATCAACAACAGGAGTAGTATCTAACTGAGCAATAGTGCCACCAAGTAAGTTAGTAATATCTTTAGTTATATCACCACCCGCAGTAATGTCAGCCGTACCAAACAAATCAGAATCAACCGCAAGATTATCTTCAGTTGTTCCTAAAAGCTGTGCAAATCTTGTAGTGGGATCTCCTGTTGTTTCTTCTTCATCTTCTGTACCACCGGGAATTGGAATACCTAAATCTTCAGGGTTAATTAAATCTTTTACATCATCATAAATACCAGTAAGAATTTGACCGCCTAAACTACCACCTAGTATTGATCTAACCCAACCCCCAAAACCACCAACAGTACCGCCCCAAGGATCAGTAGTAGCGCCAGATGAAACAGACTTTACTTTTTTTACTACTCCATCGTATATATCTTTTAATGTAATGTCTCCGTTAAGAACGCCTTGGACAAAATCACCAACAGAAGTTACACCATCTTTTATATCTTTACCTACGTTTTCTACTGCATCTGCTATAGTTCCAAGAGTAACATCAAAGATACCGGGAGGAAGAGGTACACCGGGAATAGCAAGAGGACCAAATACTCTCCAATCTCTCCAATTTGGAAAAGCACGGTCCCACTCTACTGAAACACCAGCACCCATGTCTCTTTTAATCTGAGTCATAGGATCATTCATTTTTGCTACTTCTTCAAGAACTTTAATTATGTTATCTTCAGTAAAAATACCTTTAAGTTTGTCAGGTACAGAAGCTAACACAGCGGAAACTGCTTCTTCATCTGATATTTGACTTGCAGCATCAGTGGTTGTTTCTGTTGTTGTATCTGTTGTATCTTCAGTTAAAGGACGAGGAACAATACCGTAGTAGTAGTCTTCAAAGCCCTCAATGTCCATCAAGTCACTAACGTCTACTGCTTCTAAGTCAGACAGTTCAGCATCACCTACAACATATTGACCAAGAACATCCATCCACCTTCCTACAGCTTCTCCTTTACCTCCTAACTTGTCTCCAAATTGATTGTAAAAGTCTACAAAAACTTCTCGTTGTTTTCCTGTATCAATTAAAAGATCAGAAGGTATAGTACCGTAGTCTACTTGTCCGGGGAAAAATTGTCCCGGCATTATATCAACAGAGCCGCTTCCTTGATTTTGTGATCCAACAAACTCTGATCCTGCTCCATACAAAGCAGAAGCATCAACACCCTGCATTTCTAGTTGATTTTGGAGTCCACCTTGACCGCCAAATAACCCAGTTGTAATGCTTCTAGGATTTTTAAGCGTTATAGAAGGAAACTTAATTGTGCTGTCATTTAAAGCCATAGGTTACTTACCACCCTTCAGTTGCATAAGTTTGTCAGCACCACGTATACCAAAGCTGGCAGTCACGGCTACGTAAAGCAAGTACTGGTAGTAATCAGGTAACTTGTCTAGCTCAACAAAAGCCATACCTACTCTCTGCATAATACTCAAGTCATCCATAGCAACTCCGTAACACACAGCCAACAGGGGCATCGACAAAACTACAGTAAACCACTCGTCTTTCCACGAGGTTGCACTAGCCGCCGCCATCTCTTGTTCCCACGTAGCAGTGTTCTTGATGACTTCCATCTTAGCTACGTGTTTAGCTTGTGACTGCTCGTGCTTGTTGTTAATCCAAGTCTTAGCAAGTCCAGCTATAGGGCCAATCAGTGCTGTCCACATACTAGTCTTTGTCCTTGTTCCTAAGTCCCTGTACTGTTTCTGTTTCCCAAATACGTATTCCTGTCCAGACAATAGTAAACAGAGCGGCAACAGGTGGCAGTAGTGACCCAAGCGCCCCTAGCATAGTACCTACGCTCATTACATCAATTACTTGTTTTGCGGATTCATCCATCTTTAAACCCCTTGTATAATACTTGCGGTGGTCCAGATAATCCCAGCAGACACAAGTAGTGCCGTAATAATTGCTGATACATCTAGCATCATTCTTTGTTTTCTTCTTTGTTTGTAGATCAGCTTTTCACGTTTGGCTTTTATGTCACGACGCATCTGCATCATTTCTTTGTACGTGTCCTGACCGTAAGAGTACATGATTAACTCTCTGATCTGCTTCTCTTGTTCCTCTATCTTCTTCTTAGCTATGACAGCGTTAAGCGCCTGTGCCTCTACAGATTCACCGTCAAACAACTTCTTAAACAACGGTGGGTTCTCTGCTTCCTTCTCTGCTTCACGTAAGTCAGAAACAAAGCTGTACCAGTGTCCTAACTTTTGAGCTACTTGCTCAATCTCAGCGCCTCTAGATACAAGAACTTCTATACCCTTGAACGCAGTAGACGCCATAGCTACCAAAGACAACGGGTCCATAGATTACTCTGGCTTTGTAGGCCATGTGATAGTCTGTGGAAACCCTGCTTGCTGTGGTACGTCCCGTAACGCCTGTCTGTAAGCCGCCATAGCGTCTGTCATGGTTACATCAGACAGTCCGTAGTGGTCTGTAGCCTTCAACAGATCGTCCCGTGTAGCTCGTTCTGTGGCTTCTAGAGCGGCATTGTCAGCGGCTACCTTGGCGTCCTTTTGATCCTGTACGGTTACAGTGGTTTCTACACCATCTTCGTCAGTCTCAGTGTATTCGGTAAACATCTCTTGAGTTACCCACCTTTCCTGCCACACACCATCGACTTGCTCTACGCCATCCTTGACAGCCACTTGCCATTCGCCAACATCAGGTGCATCAGTCTTTGTTACCCGTGCTACACCCAATGCTTCCAGCGTTGCATCAGTCCACGCTTCAGGCAGAGACATATGCTTGTTTTCTTGTCTTAGCTGGACTTTTGTTTTTGGCGTTCCAGTAGCCACTTCAACAAAT